TTACAAGTACTGCAGTTACAAATACATCAGAACTTATAAATGATGGTGAAGATGGTGTGCATCCTTATATCACTTTATTAGATTTACCTTCAAATTTGATATTATATCCTACAACAGTAGCTAGTGATGTTTTGGGATATGTAAAATTAGTAACTGATATACACGACCCTGAGTACAATGTGACAGCGGTAAATGTATCAACAGGAAGTATTACAACAGCAAATCAATTAATATCTTCTTTAATTACAGTTCCAAATTTAATAAATGGAAACCCGGGTGTATTCAATATTTCAACAATTGGAAACATTAGAAGAACAGCAGGAAGTGGAATTGCTGAATTTTATTTCAATATTTATAAAAGAGATGCTTTAGGGGTTGAAACATTAATAGGTGTATCAAATCCAACTTTACCGGGTTCTAGTGCTGTATATGCTGAATTTAATTCTACTGCTATTTGGGATGATGGAATATTTACTGATACAGATACAGTAGTTTTAAAATTTTATGCAAATAGAATTTCGGGTGGTTCAAATCCAACTTATGAATTTCAATTTGGAGGTTTAACACCCGTTAGAACATTAGTGCCAATTCCTTTGAGTGTAGTTCCTAATAATGGATTACAATCAGTAACAGGTGACATCGTAGACAATACAGACCCTTTAAATCCTATTGTAAACGTTCCAACACTTCAACAAGTTTTAGATAACAATAACAATTTAATTGATAATAACAATTTTCAAGGAACTGGTTCGGGTGATGCAAACACGGGTTCTGATGTTAATGCGTTTGGTTCAGATGCAGGAAATTTAAATACAGGCTCTTACGCTAACTTTTTTGGCGCAAGTGCTGGTTATGAAAACAGTGGAAATAATGTTAATTTTTTAGGTATAGGAGCAGGTGATGCAAACACGGGTTCTGATGTTATAGGTATTGGACAAAGTTCAGCAAGTGGAAATACGGCAAATCACGTAAATGTTTTTGGAGCAGGAGCAGGAGCAAATAATACTTTTAAAAACGTTAATATATTTGGATTTCAAGCGTTAGCAGATGCAGATAATCAGAACGTATTCTCAAAATGGATATCGGGAGTTACTAAATATTTAGGACGTTTATCATTTAACAATATCACAGCAAATAGAAAATGGGAGTTACCCGATGCAAGTGGGACAGTCGCTTTAACATCTGACATTCCTTCGCCTATAACAATCGATGCTACACCAACAGATGGCAGTACAAATGCTGTAAGTAGTAATGGTGTTTTTGATGCTTTGGCTTTGAAAGGCGATTTAGTAATTCAGGTAACACCTGTTACATTAACCGTTGCAAGTTGGACTTTAGTAAGTGGATTATATGAATACGTTTATAGCAATGCAAATATTTTTAGCACAAGCGTTGTAGATGTTATTCCAAGCAATAGTACAATAGCAATAGTTCAAACCGCAAGTATTTTACCAAGTACATTGAGTTCAACAGGAAGTGTAAAATTATACGCAACTAATTTACCAAGTGCTGATATAGTAGTAACTTTTAATATTTTTAACTAATGGCAGTAGGAAGTTTTAAATTACCGATTTCAAGTGGAGGTTCAGAAGAATGGACAAGACCTTCCGATTGGTTAGCTATGCCAACAGGTATCACATCAGCAGACCAAACCTTTGTTGGTTTACACGCAGTAATTGAGGATAACGACAACTATGTAGCATTTTTATTTACAACATCAGCAGGGCAATATCAAGTTGATTGGGGTGATGGAAGTACACCAACTTTGCATAATAGTAATACAATTGCTCAATATCAATATAACTTTGCAACTGTTTCAAGCAGTACGCTAACAAGTAGAGGTTACAAACAGTGTATAATTACTGTTACACCCGTTTCAGGTAATTTATTGAGTTGTAATTTTCAACAAAGATTTGTTACAAGTCCTGTTCAAAATCAAGCCTATTCAACGGGGTTTTTAGATTGTATTTTAAGTATGCCAAATGCGAGTGCAACTGGTTTGGCTTTTGGTGGAACAACGGTAAGACACACATATGTAGAAAGATTTGATATCAAAACTATTGGAAATGTTACAAATATAAATGCGATGTTTCAAGGATTGTCATCTTTGCAATCTTTACCTCTATTTGATACAACAAATGTTACAAATATGTCTACTATGTTTAATGCTTGTAATTCTATTAAATTAATACCTTTATTTAATACGTCAAATGTTACAAGTATGGGTACAATGTTTTCAAATTGTCTTTCTTTAAAAGAAGTTCCTTTATTTAACACCGCAAGTGTAACTAATATGAGTCAAATGTTTCAAAATTGCCTTTCATTACAAAATGTACCATTGTTTAATACGTCAAATGTTACAACTATGGGTACAATGTTTCAAAATTGTAATTCTCTGCAATCAGTACCATTATTTAATACGGCAAAGGTTACTAATATGGATAATTGTTTTGGTTCTTGTCAATCTTTAAACAGTATTCCATCTTTTACATTTACAGTAAATCCTTCTTTTGGTGGCTTTTTTGCAAACGGTTCTTCTTCCTTAAATCGTTGTCAAATTTCTTTTTTTAATTCTGTAAATTTATCAACCTGCCAACTCTCACAAACTGCATTAGTAGAAATATTCACAAACTTAGTTGATAGAACATTAACAACGGCAGCAAATATAAACATAACAGGAAACTGGGGTGCAAGTGCATTAAGTGTAGGAGATAGATTAATAGCAACTGCAAAAAATTGGACTATAACAGGATAATAATATGGAAGATACAAGCGGATTTTATAAAAAAGTAAGCGACACAGAATGGTACTTTGCTCCAACCTTTGTTTATTCTAAAGACTATACTTTAGAACGTGATGGAAATCGTGAACCAATAGACGGATGGAATTGGAACGATGAAGCACCACAAGAATATATAATTTGGGAATATTTAAATAATAAACAACTATGAATAACTTCTTTAAACAAAATTACCACAAGCATTTAATCGTTGGCGCTTTTATTGGATGGGTATTATCACTTACTTACTCAGGTGTGCCTTTATTAATTCAACTATTCTTAACTGCTTTTGTTACGGGAGTAATTGCTACGATGTGGGAATGGGGTTGGCATATGTATAACGCATCACCAATTGACTACGAAGACGTTAAATATTCGATTATTGGCGCATTAATTACTCATATTTTAATTTTATTTTTATGAAAGCACTTATTTTATTTTTCTTTTTAGCAACTACCACGCCACAAGTAATTGGATTTAACGGTGTGCATTTTAAACAAAGCGGTCAAAACTATATCAATTTAGGTTGGAGTACTTCTTTGAATAATACGCAACCGTATTACAATACAATCAAACAAAACGGTATTATAATAGCGGATGGTTATTATGAGCAGTACAATAGAATTTCTATTCCTGTGGCTAATAATTACACTACTGCAACTTATTCTATTACGCAAACTTACAACGGGGTTACGAGTGCGCCTGTTTACACAACTGTTACAAAATTAAAGAGATGAATTTTTTTATTGATAATTGGTTAGCATTAATTGGATTTATTACAACACCAATAGCGTGGGTATTTGGAGGGCGAATGAAAGCTAAAAGCGATGCTGTGACTTCAATGCAATCAATGTACGATGGTTTCCTAAGTGATTACAAAGACAGAATGACAGAAGTAATGACCGAACTATCTGAAATCAGAAAACACAATAGAGATTTGCAAAACAAATTTAACGATATACAATTAAGCTACGCAAAGGAAGTTGAAGTTTCAAGTAATTGGGAAAAGTTACATCGTGAACTAGAAGAAAAGTACAACAAACTGCAAAAAGATTATGATTGTTTAAAAGTAAAAGTTACTAAACTAGAAAAAGGATTATGAGATTAAATCAAACGGGTTACGACTTAATAAAACAATTTGAAGGGTTAAGTCTTAAACCATATATTTGTTCGGCTGGAGTTGCAACCACTGGCTATGGTAATACATTTTACGAAAACGGTGTGAAAGTTCAAATGTCAGACGCTCCAATAACTAAACAAAGAGCGGAGGAATTGTTAAAAATCAATGCAGATAGGTTTGCATCAAAAGTTGCTAACTTACTTAAAAAACCCGTTACACAAAATCAATTTAACGCTTTGGTTTCATTTGCTTATAACGTTGGTTCAGGTGCTTTAGCTTCTTCTACTCTTTTAAAATTAGTCAATATAAACCCAAATGATGGAAACATAGCAAAAGAGTTTCTTAAATGGAATAAAGGTGGTGGTAAGGTAATTGATGGATTGACCAAAAGAAGAATTAAAGAAAGTGCTTTATATTTTACAAAATGAAAAAATACATAATTATATTAGTTGGTTTATTGTTTATTTCTTGTGGTTCAAGAAAAGTTACTAAATCTAAAATAGAAGAAAAGAAAGATAGTATTTCAATTGTTGTTGAAAAAACAGAAATAAAAACAAGTGAAAATACCGAAATAAATAACAATTCTAAAATAGATAAAACTGAAGATGAATTTACAATAGAACCTATAGACAATTCAAAAGAAATAATTGTAAATGGTAAAATATATAAAAACGTTAAAATAACACATAAAAAAACAAAAGACAATAGTTTACATATAAATCAAAAGAAAGTGTCTAAGAACGCTTTAAAACAACAACTAAAACATAATAAGCAAACTGTTACAAGTTCTAAAGTGTCTAATGAAAAGAAAATAGATAAAAAGGAAAGTTTAGTTAAATATTTATATTATATAATTATATTTATAATAGTATATCTTATTTATAGATATAGAAAGTATGTTTTTGGGTTTATTAACATATAAGTCAATAACTTTTTAATTTAAAAAAAATTTGTATTCTTTTTTTATATAAATTTGTGTAATATTTAAAACGAAAATAATATACATATGAAATTAGAATATATAGTTAAATGTCAATATTTTGGAAGTAGTAAAACTTATAATAAAGTATTTTATTCTGATAAAGAATATTTAAATTTTAAACATTGGATAACAAGTAAAAGAGGTTATACAAATGTTAAATTCCTTAAAAAACAAATTTTAGAAAATAATAAAAATTCAGTTGAATTAGAAATTAAATTAAGTAATAAAAATAAAAAAGATTATTTTAAAAGTTTTTTAATAAATAACAAAAAACAAATATTATTTTCTAAGTTTATATATTGTTTAATTAAAGATGATGAAATTGTTTATGTAGGTAAAACTATAAACATTCAAAGCAGAATATTCAATCATAAAAAAGAAAATTTTAAAGATTTTGATAGTTTTTCTATTGTTGCTAAATTACCAAATGAAATTTCAGAATTAGAACTTTTAAAACTTGAAGAAAAGTATATTAAACTATTAAAACCTAAATATAATATTATGCATAATACATTATAATTATGGCAAAATCTGCAAAAAAACCTTTAAGGAAAAATTTAGTAAAAGAATTAGATACTGTTTTTAGTCAATTTATAAGACTAAGATATGCAGTAAATAATGTTTCTGAATGTTATACTTGTGGAGTTAAAAATGATTATAAAAAACAACAAGCTGGACATTTCGCATCAAGAAGACATTATTCAACAAGATGGGATGAGTATAATGTTCAAGT